TTCCGCACGCCAGCCTGCGAGATCGGGCTGGATGCGCTGGGAAGCTATCACACAAAAGAGGTCGACCGCGGCAAGATCATCTCAAGCGTGCCGGTGCATGACTGGTCAAGCCACACTGCCGATGCGCTGCGCTACATGGCAGAAGCGATCGGATCCGGCATGGTCAAAGCACCTGGCATCACGGGTCGCCATGAGTCATCCAGGCGTCGAGGTGGCATGCAGCAAGGCGGTTTCGTCGGCTAACCTTTACAACCTATGTTCAACCCAACCATCGCAGCGTGCGACAAGCTACAAGAACTAGGCGAAGACTTCGAGGAACGTCTGGCCTGGAACCTGGCGCACGGTTACGTCTACGCCAGCCCGACGGCGTTTGCCATGGCGCATGTTTACGACCTGCTGGGCGAACAAACAATGTGGGTTGACATTGTGGCCGGCGACATGCTGGAAGCTATTTCTCACGCTCCTGACGTAAAAAGGGTTTGCTATCTCAGACGCGGCAAGTTAAAGTCGGTGCAATTCGCCCATTTATGGAAACGCCTGACTGCCCAGCAACCTTCGGAGAGTTCCGCCCTAACGCTCTAGGCGGCAAGCCACCGCTCAACGGAGGAGGTAAACCTGTTAAGCCGAAGCCGGCACCTCCTGCGCCTGCTCCTGTGCAGGCCGATCCCCAGGCTGGACTTGAGCAAGCGACCGCAGCCAACAAACGACGCAAGGGACTGCGTGCATCGATCATTTCGCAGATGGCAGGTGAGCAACAGTCGCAAACGCTTGGTGCTTCTACTGCGCTCGGAAAAATGGGGCAAGGATATTGACCTATGATGACCCAAGATGCCGTCGAGCAGCTGTGCAAGCGCTACAAAGCGCTGAAGGATTTTCGCGCCACCGCTTACGATCCGCAGTGGCAGGACATCGCCGACTACATCATGCCACGCAAAGGCGGCATCAATCGCAAGCAATACAACGTCCAGAACGCCGGCGAACAGAACATTTTCGATACGACTGCCGAGCATGCCATCACCGTCGCCGCAGCGGGTCTGACGTCCTGGACGACGCCCGCCTACGAACCTTGGTTTAAGTTCACGCCGGCACGCAATCTGCGCGGCGAAGATGCAGTGCAGCGCTGGATGACTGAATGCACGCAGCTGATCCAGGAATACCTGAGCAACAGCAACTTTTACAACGAAATCCACGAAGATAACATCACGCATTTGACGTTTTGCACTTCGGCCATGTTCAGCCAGGTGCAGAATCAGAAGCTTGTCTTCAACACGCTGCGCATCGGTTCCTATGTCATCGACGAAAACTACCTGGGCGTAGTTGACACGCTGATGCGGGAGTTCGAACTGACTGCCCGAGGCGCCGTCGACAAGTTCGGCCTGGACAAGGTGTCGCCAAAGATTCGCGAAGCTTACCAGCAGGGTGGCAAGATGCTCGATGCCGAGTTCAAGTTCCTGCATGCGGTGTATCCTCGCAGCAACGCCGAGCAAGGTCGCACGGTGCCCGAGAAGAAACCGTTTGCGTCGGTCTACATCGAACTGGAGGACCGGCACGTTTGCCAGGAAGGTGGGTTTGATTCGTTCCCTTTCCACGTTGGTCGATACGAGAAATGCGACTTCCTCGAAACCCGTTCGCCCTATGGCTACGGTCCAGGTTTCAAGATGCTGCCCGAAGCTCGACAGCTGAATTTCCTGCAGAAGATGCTCGACGTTGCCACCGAGAAACTGACCTTCCCGCCGCTGATGGTGCCGGAAGGTTTCGAAGGTGAACTGATCACATCTGCCCGTGGCGTGAATTACTATCCGCCAGGGATGAATGACGACCGCATTTATCCGCTCAACACGAGCTTGGACATCCGTGCGAGCATGGAGCGTGCGAACCTGCGTCAGCAGATTGTCGGTCAGAAGACGCACCTGGACATGTGGCAGATGATGTCCAACCTCGAGGGCATCCGAACCGCGACCGAGATCCAGCAACGTGCCGCTGAGAAGATCGACACGATCACGCCGGCTTACACTCGCCTGACCAGCGAGAAGATCGGTCCGCTAATGATCCGCGTGTTTGAGCAATGCGCCGAGAACGGCATGCTTCCGCCTGTGCCGCGTGAAGCGATCATCGTCGAGGAGAACGGCATGGCCGAGATCCCGAACCCGTCGATCCAATACACTTCCAGGCTTGCACTTGCTATTGCCGCGGTTCGCACGGTTGGCATGGACCGGATGATGGAACGAGTGGCGACGATCGCCACGATGCGTCCTGATGTTCTCGACCCAATCAACTTCGACTATTACGTCACTGAGACTGCCCGAAATTCCGGTGCGCCTCCCGAGTTTATCCTGCCGCCCGAGCAGGTCGAGGCGATGCGTCAACAACGCGCACAACAACAACAAATGATGCAACAGCTGCAAGCTGCGGAGATGGGCGCCAATGCCGCATCCAAAGCTGCGCCGTTGCTTGAACAAGCATGAGAACCGAATTCGCAGATTTGCTGCGCAAAAACACCCCCGAGGAACACGCCCGAAAAGAAGCGGCGATCATTCGCTTGGCGAGCAATGAAGATTTTCAGATCTTGGTGCGTCACTGGAATTCCATTTCGCCCCTGTTTGCCGCCATCTTTGCCGGCGATACGCCCGAGAAAGCTGCGGCTCGAGACGGCGCCAAGGGACACCTGCGCGAGATTTTCGGCGTGCTGATGACTGCCAGTGCCGTCGAGAAACCCAAACGCAGTCGCAAACAGAAAATCGATGAACCCACCAAGTAAGCGTCGAGGACGACCTCCCAAAGCAATTTGCCCGAATGGTGCGCAGGGAGATCCTGCGACAGCTGTAATACCAGGTGAAAGCCTGGGGCGGTCTGTTCATGTGCCGCCTGCGTGTGAAACAAAGGGCATTTTTTCCGAACCCGAGCAGGACATCGCTGCCGGTGACAAGACCCCTGCCGTCGTCGAATGGCGCAGGCAATATTGGCCCAAAGATCAATTCGATGCCGTTTATCCACCGACGCGCCGAATGAACACGAACAACGAACCCAAAAAACAATGAGCGACGAAGCAAACACCACGACCACGACCGAAACCGCCAGCACGGCCACAGAAACCCATCAAACGGCGACCGCAACGTCAACCGAGTCTAGCAGCACCCAAGTCGGGTTTGCCGCGTTTCTCGACGAATCTGGTGCGAAGTTCAAGGAAGGCTGGACTGCCGGCCTACCCGATCACCTCAAGCCGTTCGAAAAGACCCTGGCAAAATTTCCGTCACCGACTGACTTGCTCGGTTCTTACGCCAACCTCGAAAAGAAGCTGTCGAGCAAGACACCGACAGCACCTGGCGCCGATGCCACCGACGAGCAACGTGCCGAATGGCGCAAGCTGATCGGGGCGCCGGCAACGCCCGAGGACTACGGTTTGGCACCAGGCGAAGGCATGGAGGCTACTTGGAACGCCGAGATGGCAAAATCGGCTGCAAGCGTGGCTCATAAATACGGCATCCCCCAGGCTGCACTCGGTGAACTGGTCGAGCTTTACAATTCGACCATGCGAAGTGCGGCTGAATCTGCGGAAGCTGAAGCTGCGGGCGAGGCGGAGCGAGTCATGGCAACGCTTAAGAAGGAATGGGGCAAAGACGCTGGCGCCAACGCCGGTCGAGTCCAGCGTGCTGCCACAAGCCTGGGGCTGGATCTGTCCGATCCCAAATACGGCAACGACCCGAACATCGCCAAGGCGCTTTTGCGCTACGACCTGCAGTTCAACGAAGACGCCGGCCTGATCGGCGCAGGCGAAGCCGCAGGCTACAAGTCGCGCATGGAGCAGATCGACAGCAAGCTTCGGTCGCTGCCAGCGAGTTCGGACGAAGCGCAAAGCCTGGTCGCTGAAAAGCGTCGACTGTGGGAAGCGCTCCAACGATAACCCAGTAGAAACCCAACAGAAACCCAGCGGGAACCCAACAGGAACCCACTGGGTTTTTTGTTAGCTTTGACCGTGGACGGGTTTTTTGGTGCGGTTTTGTTTGTCGATCAGATACTCAAGACGCTTGACGGTTTTGTATCCGGCAATCAACCCTCCGTCTGACAACAGGTAGCGGCAAAGCTCTTTTTCTTCCGTTGTTGCGGCGTGTTTTTCCAGCAGCACGATGCTGGCATAACTGGCAAAAAGGAGGTTGCTGAGGTGTTCAAGTTTGGTCATGGTTGTGTTAAAGCAAGGTTAGCTTCCAGAGGGTTTGATGGCTATTCCTGAGCATAGCAGTCCCATTGCTGGGATGCTGCTAGCTTCAAGGTCTACTTCCGTCAGGAATCAGGAACCCCGTCGCATTCGACAATCTCCCAGGTCGGCTGGCTCAGTAAAGCCTGGTCGAACGATTGTCAAAGCAGCCCACCTGTTGCCAGGTGCGCCTTTTGCATGGCTGATTCTGCTGGTCCACCATGCGCCGAACTCCTCCGCCAGCCCGCGTTGCCCGCTCGGGGACGCTACTGACTTCTGCTGGGCGAGGAATGCCCAAACAAAGAGGCCGACGCTAGCGGACGTCGGCCTCAGTGTGGTTTGCACCTCAGTGGGACGGAACACGCCCGCTAGAGCGCAAACCTATTGCTGGCGCCAGTGTGCCAGAAATCGATCCCCAATCAAGGATTATTTTCGACTGTTTTTACCAGCATGATCCTGGCGTTCTTGCCGGTCTGTTCACAAAAAGATTTGCGCCACTGCTTCGTGCCTTCGCGTTCGACAACTTTGCCGCAGTGCTTGCAGCGGTAAATGCTGGTGATGGGTTTCATTTCGGCTTGTGCTTCTTCAAAATCTTGCTCACCTCATGCGCCGCGATGCGGTAGTCGCCAGCCATGTAGCCGCAGGCAAGCTGCCAAGGTGTAATTTGATGCGGTCTGGCACCGTCTGGAACTGCGCCTTGTTTGGCGTATATGCGGGCCTCACGGAGGAACATTTCGCGCAGGGTTTCGAGGTCTGTGAGGATACAGTCGGGCATTGTAGTTTTACTGACCAGTGAAGTTTGGCCATTCCACGAAACATTGCACTTTGTGAAAGGTAATGCCTACCGCTGCAAGGGCCAGCCTCGCAACCCTGAACATGGAGAACCCGTTTCTGTCAGAGCGTCGGAATGACACGGCAGGCAAAAGGTTTTGAGATGACCTTTTTCGTGGCGTCACGGAAATGGAGCCTGCCGCCGCAAGAGTTCGCCGGTTCTCCAGCGAGGTATGCCCTCTTGCGCTTCCCGCGATTCGGTCGGTCGGCACAGACACGGCAGGCAAAATCTCAAGGCAACATCACGCAAACGCAGCCAATGCAGCAAACCGCTTGCGATACGCTGACACGCATTGCCTGCTGACCCCGCGTTCGGCGCAGATTTCCTTGTTGCTGCGGCTCCAGTCGACGTTGTCCCAGGTGCTGCGGCGGACAAGCAAACTCGTTTTGCCCCTTGGAATGCCAGCTTTAATGCGACGTTGACGCACCACAGCGTAGGGCACGCCGGTTTGCCTGGAGATCTCAGCGTCGCGCAAGTTCCAATCTTGTGCCGCCACCCATTGTTTGATGTCTTGGTGTGTCATAGCTCTTCGTTGTATCGGTATTTGAGAAGCAGTGTCGCTTCGTGGATGATTTTCTTGATGTCTTCGGCTCCGTTTTTCCTGGCATGCCGGCACGCTCGTTTGATGATGCAAGCTTCCAGGAAAGGGATCTTGTTTGCCTCGATGAACTCGATGGGCTGGATGGGCAGCGTCTTGTAATGATCGCCGCCGATTTGGGATTCTAGTGGGTCCATGGTTTACGGTGTCAAACGATAGGTCAATCGGGCGCAATAGCAAGCTGATGTTGTCACAAATTATACCCCCCTATTTCTGACAAAATCATCCCCACCGAGGAAACTTGCATGGGGACAATTATTTCCGCTTGCAAGATTTCACGTTTTGCGCGTAAATAGTAATGCCGCCCGAAATTCGGACAACGGCAACACCTCCGCAGGACACGGCCCGCAAGGACAACCGAGGACGCGAGATCACGACATCTCAATCGCTGAAGGCACAACGCCGGCAGCACACCTCAACTTTTCATCACCTACCGTTATGGCACTCACGATCCCAGAATTCTATCCTAACCAGTTCGATTCGGCCTGGAAACAGGAACTCCAGCAGAGCGATTCCCGCCTGCTTTCCGCCGTTACTCGCGCCGATTTCACCGGCAAGAAGAAGGCTTACAACCTCATCACCGCTCGCAGCGCTGAAAAGATCCTTGCCCGCAAAGGCACGACTCCCGACGGCGAATTCGACGGCAACAAATATTGGCTCACCCAGTCTCCCTACCAGTTGGTCACGACCTTCGACGAATGGGACGAAACCTACCTGGGGCAGATCATCCTGCCGACCAGCGAAGAGTTCCAGGCTCATCGCAGTGGTTTCAACCGCAGCATCGACGACGTCATCATCGAGTCTTTCGACGCCACCCGCTACATCGGCGAGGACGGCACAACCGCTGACTCGTTCCCTGCCGGTCAAAGCATTGCGGTGAACTACGTCGAAACCGGCTCGCCGGCCAACAGCGGTCTGACCATCGGCAAGCTGCGTGCTGCCAAGCAGACCATGGACGAAGCCGAAGTGCCGGATGGCGACCGCTACATTGCGGTCACGGCTCAGGAAGTGCAGGATCTCCTCCGCACGACCGAAGTCACCAGCGCTGACTTCAACACCGTCCGTGCGCTTGCCTCGGGTCAGCTTGACACCTTCCTCGGTTTCAAGTTCATCCGCACCGAGCGTCTGCCGATCAACACCAGCACCGACGTCACCAGCGTGTTCGCCTGGCACAAGTCCGGTCTGAAGTTCTCCATGCACGGCCTCAAGGCTTACATGGACGTCCTGCCGACCCGCACGCACTCGCTGCAGCTGCGCACGACCGCTATGTTTGGCGCCGTTCGCTGCCAGAACCAGTATGTGGTCCGCGTCTATTGCGACCGCAGCCCGGCCTGATCCTCATAGCCCTGGGGCGTAAAACCCCCAGGGCAACCTTTAACCTCATCTTTACCCTCACCCATCATGGCTACTGTCTACACCTCCTTCGCTCAAGCCCAGGTCGATGCCGCTCTGAACGGCGCCGATCGCCCCACGCTGCCCAGCAATGGCGGCAATCTGCACTGCGTCAACGTCAGCAAAACCAGCTACACGGCTGCGACTGCGGATCCGCTTTACTTGGTGAAGCTTCCCAAAGGTTCGCGCATCATCCCGCAGCTTTGCAGCGTGGACCATGGCGACGCCGGCGACGCTTGCACCGGCACGGTCGGTTACATCTACGACGACGGCACCGGCGATGCTGACGGTTACGCGACTGCCCTTGCCCTCGGTGGCTCGGCTGGATCGGAATCGTTCAGCGCTACCGCTGGCGCCGCTGCCCTCACGCCTGTGACGCTGACCGACGATGCTTGGGTCTATGTGACCTGGACCACCGTGACCAACGGTGCCTCGCACACGCAGACCTGGAATCTGGTCTATACCCTGGCTTAATCGCCGCCCGCCTTGCAACCCCCAACAAGCCGGGAGGGTGTCAAAACCTTCCCGGCTTTTTGCATGACTTATGACAAAAACTGACATCGCCAACTTGGCAATCACTCATCTCGGCGGGCGGCAAATCAAAGACGTCGACTCCGATCAGACGCCCCAGGCTATCGTTGCTTTGCAATGGTTCGCCACCGCAGCCAAGGAAGCGCTGAAGTCGCATCCCTGGAACTTTGCCATCGCTCGCACTCGGTCGACGATTGCATTTACTTCGTTGTCAGGATCTGCGCTGGCAGACAACGGTAGCGGCGAATTTCGCGTGACGTCCAACAGTCATGGGCTTGTTACCGGTGACCGCATCCTGCTGCGCAATGTCGAGGGCGCCACCACGGCAAATGCGACCTGGTATGTCACCAAGGTCAGTGCCAACGCCTTCGACCTTGACGATTCGGTTTACGTTTCCGGTTACACCAGCGCAACCGGCGAATGGGTCAAGGTGCCGATGTTTGACTGGGAATTCCAGCACGCCCTTCCAGATTGCTGCCTGCGCGTTCTCAAGATCAACGGTGAGTCTGGCGGGCTGAAAGACGACTCGGACGATTTCAGCGTCGAGAAGGAGTTCATCCTGTGCAACAGCGAAACTGTCAACATCACCTACATCGACGACTTGTCTGCAGAACCGAACCTGTGGCCGGCGGATTTCTGCAACGCATTCTCGTTCCTGCTGGCGTCCTACATGGCGCAAAGTCTCGCCGGTCCTTCGGGTCAGTCCCAGGGTCTGCGGCAGTCTTATGAAGGATTGCTGGCGCCCATGGCAAAAACTCGAGATTCACGCGAGGGCAAGAAACCACGCACGTTGCCCTTCCCTGATTCGCAATTGCTCCAGTCCCGTTCCGGTGTTATTCAAACCGCATGAGCGCATTCCACACTCTCAGCAGCAACTTCAACGGGGGCTTGGTGACTCCCAAAATGAGCGGACGCTTCGACCTCGACAAGCTCAAGTCGGGCTGCGTCGAATTGAAGAACATGCTTGTTTCGCCTTATGGTGGCGTGTTCAAGCGTCCTGGCACGCAGTTTGTGCGCCGAGCAACATCAGATGTGTCCGACCAAACTCGGTTGGTGTCCATCCGAGCCACTGGATTCGATCCTGCTTCTGGGGGAACTGTAACCGTCACCGAGAGTATTGTTTTTGAGATTGGCATAAATCGAAACATGCGCCCGCTTCAATTCAATTCCATTTATTTGAATCCGTGGGCAACTTCGACAGCTTACGTCATCGGCGACATTGTTGGCATTTACGATGCCATCAACGACGAAACTACTGTTTATTATTGCATCGAAGATCACACAAGTTCCGGTTCATTCGATTCATCAAAATGGTTCACACCAATCAGCGCTGGCGTTTATAGCGGTGACATTACAAACACCACGCAGGACAATATCATAAACATCCCAATCCCAAACGATTGGATCAATTACGGCACCGACAAGCTGCGCAGCATTCAAATCAACGATGTTGTTTTTTTCGTTCATCCAGATGTGCCACCGTATCGGTTGATCGCTCGAGATGGGCAACTGGACAATGCTGGAAGCACATGCCGGTTCAAATACCGATTCGAACCCGTTCCGTTTGACTTTGCTCCTGCGCTCGATGTCAACGAAACACTGACAAATGTGCAGGTTCAATATGATTACAACGACTGGGTCACTGCAACGTCTTACGCCGTAGGAGATCGAGTCATCGGCACCGATGGTAAACTTTACACCTGCTATTCCGCGCACACTTCTGGATCGACAACTGCGCCCGTGACCGGTGCCAGCTATTTGACAGTCTGGAATCCAGGCACCAGTTCTGCCAACATTCCTGCGTGGGCAAACGCTACAAGCTACACTGCTGGAACCTCGTTCGTCAAATACCGGAACGTCATTTACAAATGCACGACGAGTCACACATCCACGACACCGACTTCTGGTGCTTATGGTTGGATCGGCGGCAATCGCCCAGGAACCTCGCAGCTGTGGGCTAAATTCTGGGAAGTGTCTGGAGGTGACTTTGATTTGTCCAATGTCGCGTTTAAGCTTGTCGCAACAGAAAGCCTGTTTACTGCGGAAGATGCAGACACCACTTGGCGCATCCAGTTCGGCGTGGAAAAGTATTTCCGCGAGATGATCATCAACGGAACAGGTGTCGACCTGGGTCCGACGGAATCCATTTTTGTGCAGAATGCGTTCACTGTTTCCACCAATTGGAACACAGGAGCGGCGCCCATTTCGACCCTTGTTCTGAGCGAATCTGCTGACGGTGTAATCTGGCGCGAGCTTCGCCGCTGGGAAATTCTTGACAGCAACGAAGGCAACATCTCATACGCTGGCGACGGCGGCAGCACGGGCACATACTATCGTTTGTCCGGTTATGTGACCAGCGGCGGCGGCACCGCCAAACGCATTCGCATTGAGCCGGCAACCGCACTGCTGACGTTTCCCTTCAAGATCAACACCTACACCGATGCCAAAAACGTCAAAGGCGAACTGATCATTCCTGGCAGTCAGCTACCTCCGATTAACGTCATCGGCGTTGCATCCAACAGCTTCCGCAAGCCGGCGTTTAGCGCTGCGCAAGGATACCCGTCTGCAGTGGCATTCCATGATCTGCGCCTGTGGTTCGGTGGCACTCGGGGTCAACCTGCTCGCATTTGGGCAAGTCAGACAGATGATTTTTACAACTTTTTGACCGGATCCCAGGACACCGATGCTTTGGACATCACACTGGGCGCCACGAAACGCAACGAAATCAAATGGCTGCAGTCCTTCAATCGAGTGCTGGTCGTCGGCACCAATCTGCAGGAATGGACAATCGACGGTGGCGATGAAGAGACAAGCATCAAGCCCAGCAGTTTTCGCGCACGCCCGCGCACGAATTACGGCAGCGGTGATGTTACTCCAATTGTCATCGAGGAAGCGCTTTTGTGGTCGCCGAACTCTGGCAAAAAGCTGTTGGAATTTGCTTACAACTTCCAATCCGATGGATACACAGCACCCGACTTGTCGATCTTTCTTGGCCCCAGGCTTGGCGTTGTGAAGCGCATGGCATTCATGCGCAACCCGTTTCCATGCCTTTGGGTCGTTAACGAAGACGGACAACTGTTCTCGTTCTTTTATGACCGTGCGCAGGAACTCACTGCATGGAGCATTCACCTGACTGGTGAAGACGCTGGCGACATCTTTGAAGATGTTGTGACAACCGACGAAGTGTCCGACCAGGTCTGGTTCGTCGTGCGTCGTTCGCTGGGGAATTCGCAATATGGCAGGTTCATCGAAAAGATGGACGTCAACATCAACACGGCACTAGCGTCGGATACAAACCACGACACAGGCAGCGCCATGAGTTTTGACCCAGTTCACTTGGATTGCGTCGTCATCGACAATCCTGGTCAATCCGGCGCCAACACTATATACACAACAGGCTTGCATGGTCCGTTTGTTGGTCGATCCCTTTGGCTATTCCAAAACGGTGCAAACTTCAGCATCGCCGGTCCATCCGATCCGGTTCCCAACGTGTCGCCCTACAACGCAGTGTTTCCAAACTTCACCAACCTGGCGGGCAATTATCAATTTGGTTTCCAGATCAAGTCGACGATTCAAGGCTTTCCCGTCGAGGTCATGCTCAGGGACGGCACTGGTCAGGGCAGGAAATGGCGACCGAACCGCATCACGTTCCTGATGCAGAACAGTCATGGCGGGGCGTATGGCGACACCCTAGCCAATGCCACGCAGCCGATCGAATACCCAAGATCGCCGGCGCCGGTGTTTACCGGACGCACCGATGAGGATCTGCAACCGTCGCACTTCCAGGCGGATTGGCGCAACTATTCCCAGGTGGCTATCGTCCACAACGACCCGTCGCCATTTGGCTTGCTTGGCTACATCCTGACGCTAGAGGTGGAAGGCGAATGATTATGGTCGATATTCGCAAAGTAACACCAAATGACATGCCAACCCTTGCGACTTGGGCGCAACGTCGGGGCTGCGGTCTTGTCTCCGAACTGTTGCCGCCGGATGGTTTTCTCGCCACCATTGATGGTAAACCGCTTATGACGGCATGGGCATCGTTTGCCATAAACTGCCCAATTGTTTATGTCGATCACGTTTACCTTCCGAGGCGGTTTGACATTGACGCGGCAAGGGAAGCGTGGCGCATGATTATTGAACGCATTCGCACACTAGCGACAGACGTGAGCAAATCCGCCAAAAAGCCTTATTTGATAATTGAAATTGTCATGAATCCTGTTATGGAAAGGGAAGCAATTGCAGCTGGCGGAATTGTTTCGGTTCGTGAATACAAAAAATGTCATTTTTTAATTTAAAACCATGGGACTAGAAACAGCAACTATTGCCGCAATTGCTGCCGGCGTTTCTGCTGCATCAGCTGGCGCTGCAACTGCCATGCAGATCCGCCAGGCTGGCAATGCCGCCAAGCAGGCCGAAATGAATGCCGACGCTCAGGCCAAGGCAATCGCGCAAGAGAAGAAGCGACAGTCATTGGAGCAGGCTGAAAACCAACGCCGCGCAGCTGTGGAACAAAAGCGGTTCCGCGCTTCTCAGTTTTCCGCCATGGCATCGAGCGGCGCCATGACCGGCACCGGCACCGCACTGGACATCGAGGCGGACACCTGGGCGCAGCAACAGCTGCAGCTTGCCGATCGTCAATACCTTGCCGACATCGGTCAGCGTGCGCTATCCGCCCAAGCGTCGACGGTGCGGCAGCAGGGCTATGCGCAAGCTTCGCAGATCCGTGGCACTCGGGCCGGCACTGCGCTGCAGGGTCTGGCTAGCATGGCGCAAACGGCGATGATGTATAAAGCAAACGCACCGACCACCACATAACATGGCACGCATTCCAATCGCACCACTGCCTGGTCAGCTTGAGTCGGGCAACCAGACTGTCAGGACAGCACAAATCCCGGTCGAGGCGCGATCCGCCACTGCCGAAGGCTTGATGGCAGTCGCTGACACATCGGCCCGCATTATGAAGCTTGCCGCCGAAGCGGATGACTTCAAGAACATGACCCAAGCGGGCATGGCCATGCAGGATGCGCAGATGTCATTTGCCAAATATCAGCAAGACAATGCCAACAACGAAAGCGCTTGGCTGGACGGATGGAATAAACACGTTGAAAGTGTGAAAAGTAAAGTCGCAGAAATGCGCTTGTCGCCAACTGCTCGAGAGCAAATGACGGCACGCTTGTCCAAATGGGCGACCGAAGGCACGATCCAGGTGAACTCGGATGTGTTTCGTCAGAAGGGCAGGAATGCCATCCAGGTGCTCGACAATGCCGTGGATCGTTTGCGTCTTGACGGTGACCCCACTGTTGTAAATGATGCGCTCAACAATCCGAACATCACAAACATTGTGCCGGAGCCTGTTCGTGAATCTTATAGAAACAAAGCGGAACAGGTGCTGCAACAAACGTGGCAACGCAATTATATTGAGGCGCGTGAAAGCGCGGTAGCCAATGACGCATGGGACGAAGTTGATCAACTCGATGAGCAGGCGCGGCAACGAAATCTCATCAGCGATGATCAACTGAATACCCGCAAACAAAATTCCGAACGGGGCAGGCAAGCTGCAATGGTAAAGCTAACGGCTGAAACCGATCCAGATGCCGCCCGCGCAAAACTGAAAGAGACAAACCTTTCCGACCAAGATCGACGCACGCTCCAAGGATTCATCGATCAAGCAGAACGTGGTCTGGTAATCGGTGAACTTGCAAGCATTGCCGACAAGGTGGCAGAAGGTAAAATTACCCGTGGCGATCAAGTCGAGTCTCGGTTTTTGCGCCCAGCAGAATTGCAGAAAATCCGCGCCGAAATCGACTCGGCGCCGCCAAGTCTTGACATGGTAGCTGCGGAAGTTTTCAAGCTGGAGGCTGAGATCGGGCAACTGACCGTGGCATCATTTGGCAACCGTGATCCAAAGACTACTGCCCAGCTTGTTTCCCTAGCGGCACGAATTTCCAAACTGCCGGAAGGTCAAGCAACCGAATTGCGGGCGCAACTGGACAAACGTCGTCGCGGAGAGAACCCGACAGATAAAGAAGCTTACATCGCGCAGGGCATCAAGATTATCGACACGCTATTTGAAGAACGGCGCAAAGATTTCTTCGATGATGACAACGTGTTGAAGGCGGGCAAAGAGGAAGAGTATTCCGCTTTCATGCTCAACCTGACAAAAAAGTCCGAAGAATTGAAACGCAGGATGCCACAGGATGTCGACGACAAGCGTGCGAAAGAAATTATTTTCAACGTGCTTCAAGAAGACATGGCAGCAAAGGCCAAACGCGAACTCAACCTGCGCCGTGCGACGACGTCCATGCGTCCCAATGTGATCCCGCCTGGGATGCCTTACTTCCCGCCGATTCCTGGTGGAGGCGCCAGCCCTACCATTCCAGGTGGAATAGGAGGCTTTGAGCCAATGAACCCACTGTTTCCAGAAAACCTTGAGCAGCCCAAAGAATAATTCATGACCCCCGAACAACGCATTGCCCGTCAGCAGAAAGAAGCGGAAGCAGACATCCGCCGCGCTATTCTAGGCCAGGAGACGTTTGAGATCAAAGCGCTCGATGAAGGTGACGCGCATTCTATCGTCGCCGACAAAACGAAGTTTACTCGAGACATTGCAGTGGCAAGCTGGATGGACGGCATCAACGGGAAAGACAACATTCCCGGCACGATGGATTGGCAGGCAAACAAAGACGCTTTGGCGCAGGAATACTTCAAGCAGGACGTTCGGGGAATCTCCGACGATGACTTTGCTGGTTTGGTGCGTGACCACATCACCGCACAGTCTGCTTTTGCTGATGTTGCATTCACCGCTGCCGCCAAGGAAACACCGCTTCCAGAAGCAATCAAAGAAGCGCGAAAAAAGTCGGGTTTATTTGGCATCGGTCACAAATTCGCCGCCAACGAAGGGCGATACCTTGCCGACTTCACCCGTCAGTATGCCGACACCAAGGAAAAGCTGTTCCCCTACCGTGAGCAGATCAATCAGCTGACCGAGATGGGGCGAGGCGCTGAAGAGCGCATCGCCGCCGGCGAGGGTTCACCATGGGAAGACATGGCCAAGGTCATGCTGACCATCCCGGCGGAAGATCGTGAAGACGTTCTGCATGCCATTGCAGCCCAAGACAAGAAAGAAGGGGAAACCGAAAAAGACGCTTTTACTCGCACCGTGTTGGCGTTTGACCGAGGTCTGGAACGCTACGTCATGACGGCGGGCGAAGGCATGCGCGACATTGGGTTCACTGCACTCATGGCCGGCGCCGCTGCAGAATCTGCCGAAGCTCGCCGCTTTGGCGCACCTGCGGAAATGCCGAAATCGTTCATCCGCCCCGAGGAGGAGCAGCAAATGGACTTCCTCAAGCGGCAAATGCGCGACCTTTCCCGTGGCAGTCTCGACCCACTAGATCGCGTGGAACTGCTAGGCATGTCCATTTCCGGTGCCGCTGAAAACCTGCCCATGATGGCGGCAAGCTTTATCCCCTACGTCGGGCCTGCGATGATGCTGGGCAGTTTCAAGGCTGAGACGGAGTATCAACTGCGCCAGCAATATCCCGAGATGGACAGCGCCACCATCGAAGGGTTCTCCATGTTCGCAGCGCCATTCCAGGCTGCGTCCGAAGTGATTGGCAATCGCTTGCTGTTTGGTCGCTTGCCAAACCTCGGTAGGTTTATCAACTCGCCGGCGTTCAAGTCGGGCGCTATTGTTGGTCAGCTTGCTGGTCGTGTTGGTATCGGTGGCACAATCGAATACACCGAGGAACTGTTTCAGCAGGCTTTCCCGCAGGTCATGGTCGACCTGGCCGAAGCGATGGGTGCTGACATTCCCGACGTTAACTGGGGCGATTTCTGGCGAGACTGGAAGGCAAATCAAGGCGAACTTATTGCCACCATCATTCCGCTGGTCCTGCTCGGTTCTGGCGTCGGTCAGTTCTCGGACTTCCAGAACAGTCGAGCGCTTGCTCGAGATCAGGATCTTCTGGTTGCCGCCGGCTATTCCGTCGAAAACGCTGCCAAGATTAAAGAGTTTGCCGACGCTGGCAAGTGGGGCGAGGCGCAGGATCTCATGCTGAAGGACTGGCGTGCCGTCAACGCCAAGGGTGTTTCCATTCCCGAAGTCAGCAATGAGGCGGCAACCAAGATCCTGGCGGAACGTGAAGCGGCAAAGGAGAAGGTTCTTGAGAAACTGCAGCAAGTGCAAGACGACGTCGGGCGCATTGCTGCCCAGGGTGGCTACAGCTTGAGCAAGGTCGCAGGAGGCTGGCAGGTCACGACGCCAGATTCGCAGGTGACCGTTGCCAGCGCTGAAGAAGCGACGGCACTGCTGCAGAATCACTACAACGAAGCCGAACGCGAGAACATCCTTGCAGTCGCCAAGCTTGCCGACGAACTCGAAAAGCAGGGAGACACTCAGCGAGTCGAGATCAAGCCTGGCGAGCAAGTCCAGATCACCTGGGAAGACAACCAGCAAGCTGTCGAGGTTGCCGCCCGCATGGCTGGACTGACACCGGAACAAGCGAAGCGCGTGACGTTTTCCGTGCTGGGATCCAACCGATTTGAGCATGCCGAAGGCTTGAAGCGTGCCGTGTCCACGATCTTCCAAGGTGGCAACGTGCTGACCATGGTCGAGGAAACCGTCGAAGGCAGATTCAAGCGTGCGCTTGATACTGGCGCACTGACCAAGGAAGAAGCGACCAAAATGGTCCAGCTTGCCGAGTCTATTGTCAACGAGGGCAAGACCGGCGCCGATCGCCAAACTATTTTCGACACCCAAGCTGCAGACCAGGATCGTGCGCTGATCGAAGCGGTTTCCAAGATCGTTTACCTCGACGTCTTTGGCCGGCGCAAGGAAGGCGGCAGGTTTACACCCGGCCTGATTAGCCGAGGCTTGAAGGCTGCGGTTCAGATGCAGGCGCCCACGGAGGCGCTTGCCTTCCAGATGCAGCAGGCAGCGCAGGGCAAGACCGCGGAAGCGTCGCAGATGCACGCATTCCTGTCCGCTTTCCGCACCCTGTTCGGCAGCGTGTTCAAGGCTGCGCGTGCGCTGAAGCAAGCCCGCGCCCAAGGGAAGACCGAAGAACTGGACACGTTCATCAACAAGCTCATCGGCGTGCAGGCCGAAGTGGTTGAGCAGGAAGCCACCTTCCAGGAGGCGCAGACCCTACTGGCAGAGATGCCGCAGCTTGAGGGGCAACCGTATGAGACGTTTTCGATGAGAGCTGGCACTGTGTCAGCGGAGCAACTGGAAAGCCCCAACAGGTTTTTCAGAGTCATCGTGGGCGATGAGGCTTTTCAAGACATTGTGACATCCGGCGAGGTGCGAACCAACGCCGCGACAAAAGGTGGCACTAGCCTGATGGAAAAACTGGCACTGCGTCCGACTGCGTTTCCGTCATTCAGCAAAGGCGCAATCGCCATGAGCTATGCGGCTGCAAATCCAAATCACTATGTGATTGCAACCGAATCGAGCTTGATGCAACCCTCGACCCTTGGACGGCACGGGGCTGGCACTACTCATTTTCCAACTGACGCTGCTACTGGGCAACCGCTTAAAGCAATGCCAGCGGGAGAAGTACAGGTTTATAAACATATAGGCAATGGTCGCTATGCTTTGGCCTACGATCAAGGCGTGCTTGTTGCGCAACCTTATGAGACGTTTGCCATGCGCGTTTTGATGACGCGCAAAGCATTGACCGATGCTGCGCTTCAGCAGGAAAGCTGGCGTGATTGGTATGAGGAACATCAAGCTGTTCTCGATGACTTCTTTGGTGAATATGCCCCGCTTTTTCAAGACATCCTTTCGATCACCTCTCAAGCCGCAAGCGTCAAAGCCAACGTCGGATTGGCTTTGAAAGCATTTGGTTTGTATGTGCGAGGCGAATCGTTTGACGCAAGAGAACGTGGCGAAGAAAAGCCAGGCTTCTTGCCTGCGGTGATCATGAATCTGAATCGTCTGCGTGAAGACAAGCAGATCCAAGGTCAAAAAATTAAAGCATACAAAGCCAGCAACGAAGGCGCAGTTGATCAAGCTGTCATCGATAGACACATCACTCGTTTGCTGTTTGGAGTTGATACACCATCGGCAAAACAATTCGCCAAAGCACAACGAGTGTTGTCCGAAATTGCCGATGACATCGGTTGGACACCTCGACAAGTTCAAGCTGCGCTTTGGGCGCACTCAATCTACAAAAGCGGAAAAACCCCCGAATCTTATGGAGCCTACCTCACCAAACTTGAAGCAAAAGGAACTATCGCAAAACGAATTGGAGATCTTGCTGGCAGAGGCGCAGGCTTCGATGCAGCAGGTCGAGGACGGGGCAGATTTGCTCCTCTTGGCGCAGGAAAAGCTGAAGTCCCTGGAGTAACCTTCTCCATGCGTCCCCAGGCGAAACTGGACTCATACAAGGACCGAGCGGGATACCAAGCTGGCGAATCGTTCACTGAAACCGAAATCCGCGAAGGGATTGAGGACGAGTCTGGAACGGTGGCAGACATTGAAATTGATGACGATGCTTTTTCCAGCGAGGTGGACACGACGTTTTCCATCGCTGTTTCTGCACCTCTTATTACTAGAGCATCCCTTAAGGGCAAAAAAAAGTTTGTTTATTTTTCAGACTGGACACGTGTTGGCACTTACACTGGACTGCACGATGGCAGCGGAATCAGCATTCCCCTGCAAGGTGGACCATTGTATCCATACATTGGCAAAAACGCCAAGGCCGGGGCTGGGTGGGCATTTACCGCTGAAGGGATGTTTACAAGGTTCCAAAAACGGGTCGATGCAACTGATGGCATTGGCTTGACTACCCTGTATGGCAAAGACAATCTTCGGGCAAACCCAACTTTCCTTGCCGCCTACGTTGAGGAATTGCGATATGCGGTCCGTGCTGGGCTAATCAAAGAAGGCGACATGCTTTCAAGCCTTAATCAAGCGAGAATTCAAGTGCTTGGCCTAAGTCAGAAAAGAACCGACAGAGAGACGGGTACAGTAAAGGTCAAGTTTACGGTATCCCGCGATTCGGAAGCGTTTGCACTTTTTTCTGAGGAATGGAAAAGCATCGAAGATTTTCAATCCGCGATGAGTTCGGCAACATTTGAAGTTCGGGCTGCGATGTTTTCAACATCTCCAAAAGAGGTCACTCGCGACAAGGTAAAAACAAGGGTTCCAGGTCAATTTTCTGGCGGCAGGCTTGCCAGCCAAAAAAATGTCAACGCCGGGATGCCAGACGTCATCAAGATGATCGACCTGTTTGCAGACCCTAGGTTTGACGGTGGCGAGTACGGTACAATCATAGGAGCTGTTCAATTTGAAAAATCACAAAGTGCGTCCACTAAAGCAGAAGACATTGGCGCTGAAATTCACCTGTCATATCCCGTGGTGATTAAGGGGACGGGCATCGGTCTGTTTAGTGATCCAATTCATGTCACCTCAATCATCAAAAAGGCAGGCAAAAAAGCTTCAGAGATTACAAGGTCCGCCGAAGTCTCTATGGCTGATGCCACCTTTTCCATGCGTCCCTCTTTTGAGGACCGTCTGACCGGCGTCTTCAGCCCGCTCATGCGCGATCCAGTGGTGCGTCGTGAACTGGCGCAGCGTGCGCTGGAAAAGGCAAAGTCGGCAGCAACGAAGCTTGGCAAGCTAAAGAAAGGTGAGGTGACTCCCCAGGAACAGCGTGACCGAACTGTCGCCGGATTGCGTGTGCTGAATGCTGCGCTGGCAGCAATGCCGCCCGTTGTTCGCACCCGTGTTGGTGGCTTTATTGCCGTCGCCCAGCGCACGACCGCAGAGGGCATGATGCGCGAGATCGAACGCCGCATTGCCAAGCTCGACGTTGAGCTTGAACGCTACCTTGCCGAGGAAGCGACCCAGGAAGCTGAAGACCTGTTCGACCGCTACAAGTCGCAGCGTGACAGCGGCGGGCGCCAGGCTGGCAAGATCATGGCGAGCGCCACCGAGCAGATCGACTACGCCTTGGGCATTTACGATCTCGACGATGATCAGCAGGACACGACGATCGGTGGCTTGCAGAAGCGCATCGACGATGCCGACAATGCAGACGACCTTGCCGATGCCATGAACAAGCTGGCGATTGCCGAACTGTTCAGCCACTGGGAAAAGCAAGATTCCGAATCCCGTTACGCTGCAGTCGACTGGATGCGCGACATCATCGAGACGGGCAAACTGGGTCGGTCGATTATCGACGAGGAACGCAAGCAGTTCCTGGCTGCGCTGAAGGAAGACGCACGCACCTCGGTGCTGGGCGATGTCCGCGCCAGCCTGGCCGAAGCGGAAAACAAGGACAACCAGACCGACAGCAGCGCCTGGCAGACGTTTGTCCGCAATGTCAAATCCGCAGGCGGATCTTTGCTGTGGACTACTGCCCAGCAGATCGAACTGCTGTTTGGCGCCGATTCCCAGGTCTACAAATACTTCACCGACAAGATTGTCGAGGCGGCGAATCTCAGCACGGACATCAAGACTGCAGCCGACAAACGTCGTGTTGCATTCATGCAACAGCTGTTTGACACCAAGAGTTCGCTGAAGCTCGCCCAGGCCATGGCGCGACTGCAGAAGGCTCGCAGTTCCGGCGTCTTTGTGAACGTGGGTCGAGTCGTGGAAAAGGTGAAGATCCCGGTCGAGGTTCTCGAGCGCTTGTCTGATGGCACCGTGACTCCCGAAGACATCGGGCTGAACGACGCCCAGGCGCAGCAGGCACTGGAAGACTTTGCTGCCGCCGGCCCGATGAAACGTCAGATCGAGGTCGAGAAGGTCGTCAATGCCGGCGAGCAGGTTGAAAAGTTCATGTCCGAAGGTCAGGGCATCATGTGGTTCCTTTGGAGTCGGCAGGATGTCAGTCGCAAACAAATGGAACGCGATGGCTGGAACGAAGACAGCTTGAAGCAACTCGATGCCTTCCTGTCCGACGAAGCAAAAGCGATTGCTGACTTCATCGCCCAGGATCTGCAAATGGCTGGCGACATGATCGATCCGGTTTACCGGCGCTTGTTCAACGCCCCGATGCCGCGCAACAAAAACTATGCGCCCATCTATCGACTCAAGCCTGCCGACACGGCAGCGATGGATTTTGAAGCGGGGATGAGCAGTGGACTCGATGCCGGGTTTACCAAGGCGCGAGTCAACAACAGCTTGCCCTTGCGCGAGATGGATGCGTTTGTCGTTTTCCTGTCGCACTGGGAACACGTTTCGCACTGGGTCAGTCATGCCGAACTGATGCGCGACATGAAGTCGGTGATGTTCGATGCCAACGTGCAAAACGCAATTCGCACAAAGTCCGGCAAAGGTGCTTTGGAAGGCATCAACAACAGGCTCAAGGCAATCGAATCGAACGGCAATCGCGCCGCCTGGGACTTGCATTCCGTCAACAAGATCTGGTCGAACTTGACGAAGTTCCGGGCGTTCAAAGGTCTGGCGTTCCGTGTGTCGCCCGTCGTCAAGCAAACGAGCGCTTTCCTCAATCCTCTGTTGGCAGACGTTCCTGCGCACGCTTACGCTATCGGCTTGGCAAACGCCTTCGGGGATCCGGTCAACTTTTCCTCGGACGTTGCAGCGATGTGGGAATCTCCAATCATCCAGCGTCGACTTGATGGTGGGTTTTCTGCCGAAGCTCGGATCGCCATGGGGCGTGCTGGCATCACCGGTTCGACGCTTGTTGCCGCCATGCAGAAGGGCATGATGCCGATGGCAATGACCGACGCCGGCTGGACTGCCTTGGGCGCAGCAATTTCGTTCCGCTACTACAAAAAGGTGGCGATGCGAGAAGAAGGCACGACCGAGGAACAAGCAAACGCGATTGCCATGAAACGGGTCGAACGCATGATTGCCACCTCTGCGCAGCCCGCTGACCTGGTCAACCGAGCGTTGATCGAGAACCAGACAAACCCAATTGTCAAATCGCTGTGGATGTTTGCCAGCGAATCTCGAAAGTCACTGGCGATCGAACTGATGGCGATGCGCAACCTTGCCAAGGGCAAAGAAGTCGGCATGAACATTCAGCGCATTCTCGTCGCGCATTTTGTGCAAGCTGCGGTGACGCAGCTTATGGGCAGTTTCCTGATGTCCATCATGGGCGACGACGATGACAAGGAGCGTGCATGGAGTTTGGACACCTGGGCGCTGTCGCTCGCACTCGGTCCGATCAACGGTCTGTTTGTCTTGGGATCGGTCATCGATACCGCTGCCCGTCGTGCTGCTGGCATGTATACCTTCCCGAGCGAACTGCTGCCCGGCCAGGTTTACAGCGTCACGGAAAAAGCGGTGCGCAACATCGACGACCTGTTCCAGGACGATCCCGACTCGGTGCTTGATGAGATCGACAAGATTTCCGCCGCAGTCGGCACGATCATGTCGACCATCTTTGGTCCTGCAGGCGGTGCGGTTGACGTCTTTGGCAACGTCGCCAGAGATGCCCGCAAAATTTACAAGTCGCAAACCGAAGACTGACCTTGCTTTTTCACTTTGAGAACGTAAAAATACCCTTATGGCATGCGCTGACATTTCAAATCTAAATGTGACATTCCTGCGAAACATTGATTTCGTGGCGGTGCAATATCAATTGTGCGATGAGGACGGCAACCCCATCAATTATTCGGGTTACACCATCGACGCAGATGCCCGCAAGGACGTTGATTCTGCCCTAGCTTTCACCATGGGAATTTCCTGGGTCGACGATTCGACAGGCACTTACCAGATTGCCAAAACCGACACCGAGACTGCCGCCATGACGATTGGCGATTACATTTACGACGTCGTGTTGACAAACGGCAGCGGCATTCGCCTGCCTCCGGTGTTCACCGCTAAAGTCTTCGTCCGTAACGTCTGCACCCAGTCCTAATATGGCGATCAAGGTATACGTCACAAATCCCGCTCCCGGTCCTGTGCAGGTCACCGTGACGAACCCGACGCAGGACATTCGAACCATTGAGGTCAGTCCGACGCTGGTGCCTGGACCTGGCGTTCCAAGCGGAGGTGCTGCCGGCGACCTGCTCGTCAAGAACTCGGCGACTAACTTCGACACGGCATGGACCGACAGTCCGACCGTTGACAAGCTGACCTTCGACACGGCTGCTGCTGAGACGCTAAATGCTCAAGGCCAGATGGCTTGGAACTCCGATGAGGAAACGGTGGACATTCAGCTGAACGGCTTTGCCCTGCACACCGGCGAGCATGTCGTTTATCATGCAAAGAACCAGACGCTTTCGACCATCGCTAAAGGCGTTCCTGTAATGTTTGCTGGCACCGATGGCAACAGTGGCAAGCTGCTCATTCAGCCTTGGAACGGAACCGGGCCGAGCACCTATTTTATGGGGTTGACCGCCGAGGAGCTATCGGTGGACGAAGAAGGTTTTGTCATAGCCTTCGGCAAACTGAGGGGCATTCAAACCGATGGCGCGAACTACGGGCAAACTTGGACGAACGGCGAGATCATCTATGCCGGCACGACAACCGGCAGTTTGACCGACACGCAGCCCGCCGCACCGAACCCTCACATTCAGGTCTGCGCGGTCATCTCCGCGCACGCTACGAACGGCACCCTGTTTATCCGACCGACCCTCGGCTCCAACATCAAGGACGACGAAGGCGTGACGATCACCAGTCTGACGAGCGGGCAACTTCTTATCGCCAACTCGGCTGGGACCGTGTTCGAGAACAAGAGCTTGTCTGGCGATGCCACCCTGACCAACACGGGTGCATTGACCGTGTCCAATGATGCAGTCACGTATGCAAAAATGCAAAACGTCTCAGCGGCGTCGAAATTGCTCGGTCGTGGAGATGCTGGAAGCGGAGACGTTCAGGAAATCACCCTTGGCACCGGTCTGGCCATGTCGGGAACTACGGTTTCCGTCTCGGGCAGTTTTACTCCGACGGCGCACGCCAGCAGCCATGTTACGGGCGGCACAGACAAAATCCGCGATGCCACAGCTTCGCAGGATGGGTTGATGACGTCTGCATATGCCGGAAAGCTCGACGGCATTGAGGCAAATGCTGATGTCACCGATGCGGGCAATGTCGGTGCATCGATTGACGGTGCGACAGCTAAAACAACGCCGGTTGATGCCGACGTCGTGCCCATTTTGGACAGTGCCGTGTCCAACGTCCTCAAGAAAGTGACTTGGGCAAACATCAAGGCCACGCTCAAAACCTACTTCGATACGCTCTACCCAAGTGGCAGCGGCACAAGTTCCGGCACCAACACAGGCGACCAGAATCTTTTCCAGACGATTGCCGTTGCTGGGCAATCTAACGTCGTTGCCGACACGACCTCGGATACTTTGACTTTGGCGGCAGGCAGCAACATTACAATCACGACAAATGATTCAACCGACACTGTGACCATTGCTGCAAGCGCAGGTCTTGGCGGCAGCACCGGATCGACAGACAACCGAGTTTTGCGTGCCGATGGCACGGGAGGCTCAACTGTTCAAAGCAGTTTGCTATCGGTTGACGACGACGGCAAAACAATCATCAACCTAAGCGCCAACACTGACGAAGCTTTAACCATTCAAGGCACTGACCGCAGCGGGTCTTTGGGTGTCAGCAATTATGGCGCCGGCATTCGCAGTAAAAACTTGGTTGAAATTGCCGATGGTTCTGGCGTCGTGGTAACGTCGTCAAATGCAACGGTCGGTCATTTTTACCTGCGTGGCGACACCGATGCAAATGTGGCTGCGCTTAAAGACTCGGCGTCGGCTGCAGGAACCGGCACAAATCCGCAAACCCTGCGCATTTACGAAACCAATCCATCGAGCGGCAATTACGAGCGTCTGACCATTTCTGCGGCGTCTGGAACAAACGTCATCAAACCGGAAGCGGCGGGCAGCGGCACTGCGTCCAAGGTAGACTACCACCTGACCGCAACCGATGTCCGCATCACTAGCGGCAGCGGCTCACCGGAAGGCGTCGTCACCGCTCCTGTTGGCACGACATATCACCGCACCGATGGCGGCACCGGCACGACGGTTTACATAAAAGAAAGCGGCACGGGAAACACTGGTTGGGTTGCCATCGACGACACGGGCATCACTCAACTGACAGGAGATGTGACCGCTGGACCTGGCAACGGTAGCCAAGCCGCTACGATTCAGCCCACTGCCATCTCCGGCAAGACAACCGCCACGCTCGTAGGCACGGAAGAAGTGCTGGTCAACGACGCCGGAACGCTCAAGAAGACGACCACTCAAGACATCGCTGACTTGGCTCCGCCAGCAGGATTGGCCGACCCCGGTGCCAACGGCATCGTTGTCCGCACCGCTCTGAACACCACCACGGCCCGCAGCGTTGCCGCCGGCACGAACGTCACGGTGTCCAACGGAGACGGCGTAAGCGGCAACCCGACCGTCAACGTGGCTGATGCGTCCACGACAGTGAAGGGCGTGGTTGAGCTTGCGACCAGCGCCGAGACGACCGCCGGCCTTGCGGTTCAAGCGAGCGACACGCGGCTTTCCGATTCACGCACGCCAACCGCACACGCCAGCAGTCACGTCACGCCAGGTAGCGACAAGATTCGGGATGCCTCGGCTTCGCAGGATGGTTTGATGACCACGGCCTACGCCTCCAAGCTCGACGGCATCGAGGCAGGCGCGGATGTGACCGACGCCACGAATGTTGGAGCCGCCATTAACGGAGCAACGGCCAAGACAACGCCAGTTGACGCCGACACGGTTGGCTTGATTGATAGCGCAGCATCCAACGTCTTGAAGAAGCTTTCTTGGTCGAACATAAAAGCCACGCTCAAGACCTACTTCGACACGCTCTACCCGAGCGGCAGCGGCACCAGTTCGGGCACCAACACCGGGGACCAGAATCTGTTCAGCACCATCGCAGTCGCTGGACAATCAAACGTCGTGGCAGATACGACCACCGACACGCTGACGTTGGTCGCGGGCAGCAACGTGACCATCACCACAAACGCCACGACCGACTCCATCACGATTGCTGCGACGGATACTGGAATCACCCAACTGACAGGAGATGTTACGGCGGGGCCGGGAAGCGGTTCGCAGGCAGCGACCATTGCCAACGATGCGGTCACGTTCGCCAAGATGCAGAACGTCTCGGCAGCATCAAAACTGCTCGGACGAGGAAGTGCGGCTGGCTCGGGCGATGTGGAAGAAATTACTCTTGGCTCCGGCTTGTCTATGAGCGGCACCACGCTGTCGGCAACGGGCGGCGGCACTGGAGACGTGGTTGGCCCCGCGAGCGCCACCGACAACGCCATCGTTCGGTTCGACCTTACCACTGGCAAACTCATTCAGAACAGCGGCATCACTATCGCCGATGGCGCAAGCGGAACTTTGGCTGGAACCAACAGCGGCGACGTCACCCTGAGCGCATCCGTCTCGGACATCTTTGGCCTCACCGGACAAGACCTGACTGCCGACGACCCTGCCGCAGACCGCATCGTTTTCTGGGACGACTCGGCGAGCAAGCTGACCCACCTGGAAGTCGGCTCCGGCTTGTCGATCTCTGGGACGACGCTGTCTGCAACAGGCGGAGGCGGCGGGGGCGCCACCTACGAGCAAGTCGCCTCAGACGTTGCTATTACAAACAATAGCGTGTTTCAAGACATCACCGGTCTGTCCTTTACTGCCGCCGCAAATACGGATTACCTCATTCGACTCAATTTCAGCGTTACGACTAGCGCAACTTCAACCGGCTATGAAATTGGGTTGAACGGCCCAGCAAGCCCGACAAACTACTTTTCCATTGTTAGTCTCTGGAACTCGGCAACAGCCGAGTCTGCCACCATCACGGATTCAAATTCCTACGGGTCAATCGGGAGCAACGTCAATGCGGGCGGGGCGACTGCTCGACCGGCGATTGGCACCATTTTGTTTCGCAACGGCGCCAACTCAGGAACAGTTCAAATTCAAGGCAAGGTTGAAAACTCCGTTGTTGGCACTGTTACCTTCAAGGCCAACAGCTTCATCACTTGGGAGGTGGTAACGACATGACGTATCTTTTTCACTGCGCATTTATTCAACGTTTTGCCACACAGGTTGGTGAGCAGATCACGTTTGACGACGGCCTGCCTCCGCCGACGCAGGAAGAATTGGATTCTACGCGAGCCGATGCGGAAGCGGAGTGGCACCGACAGCAAAACCCACCGAAGTCTTGGCCCGACGTTGAAACCTTCATCGCCGAGTTTACAATGGACGAGATGGTAGCCATGAGCTTGTCTTCTGACCCGACCATTGCCGGTCTTCGACTGCTGCTCTCCGCGTGGCGTTCGTCCGTTCAATCTGATGACCCTAGGGTCATTCTTGGCTTGAACGCCCTAGTGAATACGGGTATCATCTCGCGGCATCGCCAACTCGAAATCCTTAACGCTCCTATGTGACCATGCCACCCGAAGTCATTGCCGCTCTTGAACCTGTCCTGAAATCTGGACCTGTCGCCGCTCTTCTCATTTTGGCCGTCTGGTGGCTAACCAAAGGCAACGAAAAGCTGGTCACGGCACTCAACACTGAGCGCAAAGAGCGTCTAGACAGTCTCACTCAACAAGTTGACAAGCTGGAGAAACGCTCGGACGATTGCGAAAAGGACAGGCTCAACCTCCACCGACTTTTGGCCGAAGTCACTCGATCCACCCACTGACCTATGAAATACGCACTCCTTCTTCTCCTCACTCTTCCGCTGACATCCTGCACGAACTTCGACCAGAAGCTCCGCGACAAGACCGGCCTAGACACACTCGGTTGGGTAACTCTCGGCCTTTCGGCCAAACTCAAAGGCGAGCAACTCAAGAGCGAATACGAAACCCTTAAAACGGTTGAAGTGACTGCTCAAAAGTGAAACGCCCCAACTACCACCCATTGTTCCGTCCCTCCAAGCGTATGAAGACTATCCTCACCAAACTTCGTGAACGGTCCACCTGGGCCGGTGTCGCTGTCCTGACCGCAGCTTTTGGTCTGCCCATTCCGCCAGGCGTGATGGAACTTGCCGGTGAAGCTGTGGGTGCCGTCGCTGGCATCCTGCTAATCCTCAAGACCGACAAGCCGAAAGCTCGATGACCATCATCCTGGATCCTGGTCATGGTCTGAGCAACCGCAAAGACGGTGTCTTCGACCCTGGCGCCGCATCCAACGGCGTGCGCGAAGCCGACGTCGTGATGGACTGGGTCAACGAGATCCGTGCTTTCCTACGGTGCGCCGGCTACAAGGTCATCCGCACCAGGATCAACAACGCAGATCCGGCGCCCGTCGGTGAACGTGCGGCAATTGCAAAAAAGTTCGGCGGCGACATCATGTTGTCGATACATTGCAACGCTGCCAACGGAAACGCCAACGGCACCGAAACCTTCTACCGCGGAGAAACAAACCGCAAGAAAGCCGAGGTCATCAACAAGGCCGTGGTCGATACTCTCGGGACCAAGGACCGTGGCGTGAAGCTGGAGTCTGCCAGCCAGCACAAAAGGCTCGCTGTGATGACGTTTCAGCCCTGTTTCTTGGTGGAACTGGGCTTTATCGACCACGAAGGGGACCGAGCCAAGATGCTCGACCCCGAACTGCGGGCTAAAGCCTGCGAAGCTATAGCCAACGCATTGACTGCATGAAACCGCTCCGCTTTATTTTTGCCACCGATTTGCATGGCGACCGGCAAAATGAGGCGGCGGTGAAAGTGCTGCATGCCGTGACCAAGGACTTCAAGCCCGATGTCCGAATCTTCGGTGGCGACCTGTTCGACCTCCGACCGCTGCGACGGGGCGCCTCCGCCGAGGAGCAATGCGAAACGATGCAGGATGATTGGAATGCCGGCGTTGAGTTCCTTCACGCCTGGAAACCCACGCATTTGTTGATGGGCAACCACGACGACCGCTTGTTCGAACTTGCCGAAAACAGCAGCGCCGGCATCAAGGCCGATTATGCGCGAAAACTATGCGGTGATCTGGAGAATAATCTGCGCAAATTGCGCTGTGAATGGCGACCATACCACAAACGTCACGGTGTCTTTTCTTTCGGAAAGCTGAATGTCCTACACGGCTACCATCACGGAATTTATGCGGCTCGACAGCACGCCGCCGTGTACGGCTCCTGCCTTTTTGGTCATGTTCACAGTTTCGATGTCCATACTTTCGGGACGTTCAGCGAACGCAAAGCGGCCTATGCCTGCGGAGGCTTGCTGGAAGTCGATCAGGAATACAACAAGAGGCACACCACCACACTTCGGCATGAAAACGGATTCTACCTCGGGCTTCTTCACGAAGACGGCGCCTTCACCGTCCAAGAAGGGCGCCAAACCAACGGTCATTGGCACATTCCTACGGGATTCAAATGCTTCTGACTGGTTGGCCGCTCTGACCCTGCCGGCAGAACTCGAAACACCCGGTCCCGAGTGGAAGACCCGACAACAGCTTTGCGAAGAACTCGGCATCACTCGCTGGGCTGCGCAGTCTCGACTGGCAAAAGGCGTTCAAGCCGGCAAAATTGAAATTCGGAAATTCTTGGTTCTTGGGACTAGCGGGAACCGTCACATGACACCCCACTACCGTCTCGCCAAATGAGCAAGCCCAAACTGCCGCAGGTAATCGAACGCAAACTTGGCCGGCACCAAGCCGACGGTTTGTGCTGGGACGACGGCACCATAGAAATTGATCCACGGCTTACAGGGAAGCGACGACTCGAAACGCTGATACACGAATTTTTGCACTACCGGCACCCGCATTGGACCGAGGAAAAAGTGACCGAAGAAGGCGCTGTCATGGCAAAATTTTTGTGGCAACACGCTCGACCTGAGCGATGATTTGGCATGCCTCGCTATTGGGACGAACCACCTGAGATGCCGGAACCGCCGGAATGCTGCGGCGACCTGACCGACATGATGCACGACGGGAGTTGCATTTGCCCGCAGTGCGGTCGCTTGTTTGTCGCACCTCCAGACATTGAGCCATGCCCTACGGACTCCCAGGAGCGCTGCGACTAGACGCTGCAGTGCATGCGCGAGACTGGCAGACCGGTCGCACCATCATTGTGCAGCAGGATGCAATCCTAGCGCCGTGTTTTCCCGCCGCCGACCAGGACGGTTGGAACGGTGAATGGTGCTGCAAAATCGCAGCGACCGGGCAACTCGTTGCAATCCCAGGCGAAAAACTGCCTGTTGCAAAGCGTTGATCTTCAGCGCAAAACAACAAAACAAAAAAAAGAACAAAAAAAGTGTTGCGCGTGTCGTGGCATGTGGCAAGATGGCGTTGTCAGCGAAACACAACACACACAAAACAGACCATGCAATACCGAGTTTACGACACCTTCAACCGCTGCGAACGCAGCCGTCATCGCTCCCTCCGCACGGCGGTCATGGCCAAAGACAAGTTCAACCGAGACGTTCGCCGACGCAACGGCAGCAACAGCTACATCCCCACGCGAATCGAGCATCTCGATGACGATGAAGACTGGCTTCCAGTCGACATCGACGAAGTTCACGACATGGAGCAACACCTTTACTACAACCGATAAAATGACACCACGACCCAACGATCGCATAACCGACATGCGCCCCGAGTTCTCCGCCCGATTCCGCGACCACCAAGCTGCGCAGGACGCCATTGCCGCCGATTACACCCCGCTTGGCTACTGGCGCCCCATCGAGGAAGCTCGCCGGCAAAAAGCGCAAGACCTGGCGGCATTTAAAGCAACGCTCATCGACATCGCTGGCGCTTCGTTTATCGCCGCAGCCGGCTGGGCAATCCTGCACATTATTTTCTCCCTGTGACCATGACAAACGAACAACGCATCACCATCCTGGTGGCACTGAAAAACATGCTCGACGACTCGGCCAAATGCCGTGACAACGCGCAAAAACAACTCGCCAAAACCGGCGACCCGTATTGGCAGGAGTCCATTGACTACTGGCAAAGCTCTCACCAACGCTACCTGTCTGCACACAGCACCATGCTGCACCTCAACACCATCAACTAAACCCAACGAAACCACGACAATGAACACTGAACTCACCACCACCACCACCGAAGTCACTGACCTGCAGATCCAGCGTGAAAACGCGGCATTTGAACTGCTGCAGCGCCAGGCAAAAATGTTTGCCAGCAGCAGCCTGGTCCCGAAGGAATTCCAGGGCAACCTGGCCAACTGCGCGATCGGCATCAACATCGCCAAGCGCTTAGGCGCGGACCCGTTTATGGTGCTGCAGAACATCGACATCATCCACGGTCGTCCCAGCTTCCGCGCTTCCTTCCTGATCGCCATGGTCAATGCCAGCGGCAGGTTTGAACCGCTGCAGTTCAAGGTCGAAGGCGAGGGTGCCAAGCGTTCCTGCATCGCTTGGACTCGACCGAAGGGGGGCGGCGAACCGCTCGAGGGTCCACCGGTGTCCTTGGAGATGGCAAAGGCTGAAGGCTGGTCCACCAAGAACGGCAGCAAGTGGCAGACCCTGCCGGATCTGATGCTGCGCTATCGTGCCGCCGCGTTCTTCGCTCGCCTTTACGCCCCCGACATCACCCTCGGCATGCTCACTGTCGAGGAAACGCAGGACATCGCTCCGGTGCGCGACGTCACCCCGAAGGTCAAGTCCGCCAGCCAGAGCAAGCTGTTCAGCACCCCCGAGCCGGCACCGCTGGTCGAGGTCGAGGCTGAGTCTGTCGCCAGCCAGATCGCCGGCAAATGCGCAGCCAGCGGCATCTCTTGGTCGGACGTTGCACGCATCGCATGCGACAACGGCCTGGCCGATGACATTTACCAGTCGCCCGAACAGGCGCCGGACACGACGCTGTCGGACATCCTTTCGGCCTGGTCGCAGATTGAACTTGCCGCGAAGTAAACCAAACCAAACACACACACGCACATGAACACCACCGACGAACGTCACGGCCTGCCATCGGCCTCAAAGATGGATCGGGTTTCCAATTGCCCATGGTCGCACAAGGCCGAATCGTTTTTTCCAGCCGAGGAAACCAACGAAGCAGCCAGCAGTGGCACGCGCATCCATGCCGTCCTAGCCGGCGCCGCCAGTTCGGACACGCTTACCGTTGCCGAGCAGGAGACTGCCGAAATGTGCGCACGCCAGGCTGCGGAACTGATCGCGGCATGGCAAACCGAAGATGCGCACCTGGTCACGCTCAAGGAGGAACGCCTGTGGCTACACAAGGGCAGTTTGGTCATGCGCAAAGCCGGCACCGGTGCCACGTTTTCCGGTCAGGCGGACCTAATCCTGATCGACAAAAACGAGCGTCGTGCTTTGGTCATCGATTACAAGACCGGGCGCGGCGAGCAAACTGAAGCGGTCGATAACCCGCAGCTTGCAAGCCTTGCTGTGCTGGTGGCGAACTATTGCGACTGCGACCAGGTGCGCGTTGCACTCGTCCAGCCATGGGCAGGCAAGCCGACGGTCGCGGATTACGACGAAGACGCGCTCGATCGTGCGTCGATTTGGCTGCGTGAGTCGCTGCATGCAGCCGAGTTTTCGGTGCCTGGCATGGCCAAGGCCGGACCCTGGTGCAAATGGTGCAAAGCTGCGTCAAACAACGCATGCCCTGCGTTTCGACGCTACACCGAGCAGGTGCCGGCATTGCTGCAGCCCGAAACTGTTGCAGACCTGTCGCCAAAGGAACAACTCCAAGAACTGTTTCGTCGGGCACTACGCATGCCAGCGTCTGAATTGGCAGACGCTATCGGCAAGCTTACTCTGGTCGGCAAAGCGATCGATGCGCTGAAGGACGCTGCCAAGCAACGGGCGCAGGATGACCCCGAGTTTCAGCAGTTCTACACGTTGCGCGAGAAGGCTGGGCGCCGTTCGATCTCCGATGTCGGTGAGGCATTCAGCCGGTCGGCTGCGCTCGGTGTCAGTGCTGTCGACTTCACAAGTGCCTGCAAGGTGCCAATGTCGTCGATACGCGATCTCCTGGGCAAAGCTACCGGGCAGAAGGGCAAAGCGCTCGACGCACTCGTCGACAGCGTGCTTGACGGCATCACCGAGCAGTCAGAACCGACTGCCGAACTTAAAGCTGTGGAAGGAGGTGCGCGATGAGCGACACGCCACCATCACCCGGCAGCGATGCTGCCATCGGGCAGGGATGCACCTGCCCTGTCCTCGACAACTCCCACGGGCGCGGATACATGGGCGTCGCTGGCGTCTACGTTTACTCCGGCGACTGCCCGTTGCACCGCCTCAAGCCGCAAGAGTGGAATGCTGAGGATGAACTCGGACGCAGCAAACACCGAGCAGGAATCTTTTGAATATGAAACAACGATGTGCCATCGCATGCAACGTCCACGGTTTAAACTACGGCGAAACCGGTTGGTATTGGACAGATGCCTCCACTCCGGAGGGCTATGTCTGGTTCCTCGCTGACAGCAGGGAACGGGCAATCGCAATTCCGCAAGAATGCATTTTTGTATGAGCATCAACTCCAGAGCAAAAGGCGCCAGGGGCGAACGCGAATGGCGTGATCAGCTTCGCAACGCAGGTTTCAACGCCCGCCGAGGACAGCAGTTCTCGGGTGGTGCAGATTCGCCCGATGTGATCTGTCCAGATCTCCCTGGTTTGCATTTTGAGGTCAAGTGCGTGCAAGCGCTTAACCTCGACAAAGTCATGCGAGAGCAGGCTGCGCCAGATGCCGGCGACAAGATGCCAGTCATCGCACACAAAAAGGATCGTTCGATCTGGTTGGTGACCATGCGTGCCGAGGACTTCTTCGTCCTGCTGCGCGAGACGAACCAACCTCGAGTCGGTGAAACCGAAACACGAACAACTCAATGATCTCCGAAAAGACCGTCAAAGCTTTGCGCTTGGCATTGTGTCCAAATGCGGAGAAGGGCGAATGGCAGGCAGCAGCAGTCGCTGCCATCGGATTGCTCCGAAAGGATGGACTCGGTTGGGAAGATCTGTTCCGACCCATTCGTGAAAAGGAGCACAACGAAACCATGCCGTTTGGAAAGTTTCGAGGCTGGAAATTGCAATCGATACCGACCGACTATTTGCGCTGGATGATCGAGCGTGCTGCAGGCGTTCCGCAAGATCTCCGCAACCGCATTCTGTTTGAACTAGACCAACGACAAAAGAACCAATGAACTATTATCCTTTCCATGTCGGTGACTACCTCCGCGACACCGTCCATCTCGAGCCGATGGAGGATCTCGCATACCGACGTCTGCTCGACCTCTACTACCTGACCGAGGCGCCGATCCCGCTGGAAACCCAGTCGGTTAGCCGTAGGTTACGTCTGGGTTTTGATGTGGTCGAAATGGTGTTGAATGAGTTCTTCAATCGCACCGATGATGGATACATTCACAAGCGTTGTGATGCAGAAATCGCATCATATCAACGTCGATCTGAGCGTGCCAGGCTCAACGGAAAGGCCGGCGGACGTCCTAAGAATCAACAAATTAAACCCAGTGGGTTCCCAGTAGGATCCCAGCAGGAACCCAGTGGCAACCCAGTGGCAACCCAGTGGAAAGCTAACCATAACCATAACCATATTACTTCCTTAGGTTTCAAAGCGTTCTGGGAAGCATATCCGAAAAAGGTTGGAAAAGGGTTTGCTGCAAAAGCTTGGGAAAAGCAAAAACCGGATGTCAACCAGGTGCTCAATGCATTGGCCTGGCAAACCGTTCAGCCGAACTGGACCAAGGACAACGGGCAATACGTTCCAAACCCGGCAACCTACATCAACCAACAGCGCTGGTTGGATGAGCCGCAACAAGGACAAAGCACGATCACGACGCTCGTCAAATCCTCCTGCCTTTGAACCATGAACTACATCGCAACAGCAACCGAAGACGCGCTTCTGGCGACGTTCGCCCAGTTTCCCGATACGCTGGTTCGCAACATCCATGCGATCACCGGAGAGATGTTCGCTCAACAAAACCGCCCCGTTTTTCGTGAGGTTCTCGAGGCGGCACTGGCTGGACAGCATCCAGACCTGCTGATCATTACCGCAAAGCTGCGCCAGGCCAACGAACTCGAGGCAGTGGGTGGCGCCGCCCAGATGTCCGAACTTTGGACCGCACCCGTTTCGCCAAGGAATGCCCAAAAACTCATTGCAGACCTTCGCCGCTGCCATGAGGCTCGGAAACGGCTGGAAGCGCTAAAATCGGCACAGGAATGCTTGGAAACGGCCATGCTGTCCGGTTCGTCGTTGCTTGAGGCGTTCCAGCAGACCGAGAATATGTTGGCCGAAGCCGGAAAAATCCCTGGCAAAGCCTTGGCGAGCAAATCGATGAAGATCCTGGCCGGCGAACTCATAGACGAACTTGAAGACCGTCTTGCGAATGCGGGTCGGATCCCTGGCGTCTCAACCGGGTTTCCGACTATCGACCGGGAAAGCGGCGGCATGCAGGGTGGGAAAGTTTGGGTCGTCTGCGGTCGCCCAGGTGATGGCAAGTCGGTCTTGATGCAAAATTTCTGCGAGTCTGCGATCGAGCAGGGCAGGTCGGTGCGGATTTACCCGCTCGAGATGTCCCAGGCCGAGCAAGCATTTCGCGTGCTTTGCAGCACCGGTGGCATCGACAACCAGTCCATGGGCCGAGGCACACTCACTCGCACCGAGCAGGAAGCTATGGCCTTGGCGCTGAAGCGCATGAGCGCAATGAAGGCGGATATCGTCGACGTCGATGGCGCCACTGCATCCGACATCCTGCACGACATCGAGCAGTGCGATGCCGACGTCATCATGGTCGATTATTTGCAGCTGATGGAGGACACCGGACCCCGCAAAGGCGCGACCCGTGAGGAGATCATCGCCAGCGTTTCCAGGCGCCTCAAGCGCACCGCAAAAAAGTCGAACAAGATCGTGCTAACCGCCAGCCAGCTGAATGACAATGGACAGCTGCGCGAGTCTCGGGCGATCGGCCAGGACGCTGATGCCGTGTTTCGCATCGAGAAAATCGACGGCAAAGACGATGCTCGCACGCTCATTTGCGACAAGCTGCGCGGCGGCAAGCGACTCTGGACAAAGCAACTCGATTTCCTCGGTCACATTTACAAGTTCCGTGAACCCATCATGTAAAACACAAAAACAACATTCCCATGATCGACACCATCAAAGACATCCTATCCCAAACAAAATGGCACGCCAGCCGACGCATCAGCGAACTACACAAAGCGCTGGGCATTCCGCAGAACAAACGAGGACGCAAGCCTGTTACCGACGAAAACCGTCGCGCAGAATATCTGTCGCAACATGGCAAAGACCGCAGAAAACAATTGAAACAATGCAAAAAATGCATCAAGTGCGCCAGGGACAATGATCGCTTTCCCAAAGTGCATTGCTCGTCATGCGCAACGAAAGACAGCGCCAAACGCAGAAAACAAACCATCATCAAACGGCTGGAATCCAACGAATAAACCATGAGCAACTACAACATCAGCATCGACCTCTCAGCCCTGCAGGGCGCACGCATCGTCGAGAAGGACGGCAACAAACACCTGGTCGTCAACCTAGCCAAGTCTCGCGCCAAAGCGCACCAAAACGGCAAGGTTTACCTCAACCTCGAAGCTATCGAGGCGAAGCAACCAGGCAAGTATGGCGACACCCATTTCGTCAAAGAATCGACCACGAAGGAAGAGCGCTTGGAAGGGCTGAAACTCCCGATCATCGGCAACGGCAAGCCGTTCGGTGGCAAGCCTAAGCCGCAAAGCGACGGATGGGGCGATGAGGGGCGCAAGGTCAATTACACCGCCAAAGACGCGATCCAGGAAGATGACGGAGGTGAAATCCCCTTTTGACCATGATGGACTTCGACCCAACCCTTCCGCTGCGCGATAGCCAGCACGAACGCTTTGCGCAACTGCTGGCTGCGGGCAGTTCGCAAACGCAAGCTTATGCTGGCGCCGGGTATGAGGAAGACGCTGGCAATGCCAGTCGTTTAACAAGGAATGACAAGGTGGCACAACGCGTTTTGCACCTCAAGAAGCTGGGCGAAACGGAGTGCGTGCTGACCATTGCCGAGAAGCGTCGGATCTGCCGCGAGATTGCCACACAGGGCGAGAATCGTGATCGGCTCAACGCCATCAAGGTCGACAACGACTTGGCATTCGACGGCAGCGAGGCGAACAAAACACCGACGATCGTGGTGAAAATCGGCGGTTTCGACGATGACGACGATTGAACTGCAGATCAACCCCCGCAAAGCTTTCCTGCCGTATCTGAAGCGGGAGAAGCGGTTTTCCTGTCTCGTCTGTCACCGGCGAGCAGGGAAAACGTATTCGTGCCTCCAGGACATTCTAGCCAGAGCGCTGACGCACAAGCGCAAGTCGAAGAACCCGCTGCGCTACGGTTACATTGCACCGACTAGGGACCAGGCCAAGGACATCGCTTGGAACTACCTGCAGAAGTTCACCCGTGCGATCCCCGGCACGAAAGTAAATCAGCAGGAACTCAGCCTGGTGCTGCCCAACGAAGCGCAGATCCGCCTGTATTCGGGCGACAGCTACGACCGAATGCGCGGCCTTTACTTTGACGGCGTCGTGATCGACGAACCTGCGGACATTGACGGCAGCGCTTGGCCTTTGGTCATCCGACCTTGCTTGTCCGACTATGCCGGCTGGGCGACGTTCATCGGCACGCCAAAGGGCAAGAACGCCTTCTATTCGCGTTACACCGAAGCGTGCGAGAACCCCGACGAATGGTTCAGCATGCTGCTGCGTGCGAGCGAAAGCGGCATCATTCCAGACGCCGAATTAGCCAGCCTGCGCTCAGGGATGCCAGAGCATGCGTTCAAGCAGGAATACGAGTGTGACTTCAGCGTGGCGACACCTGGCGCCATCTACGCTTGGGTCATCGAGAAAGCCCGCCAGGAGGGGCGCATCGGCAAGATGCCCATCGCGGATTCGCCGGTCTACACTTCTTGGGATCTTGGCAGTCCCCAAAACACTTCGGTTTGGTATTGGCAGATCGTTGGCCGCGAGATCCGCGTGATCGACTGCGACACCGGTGACCTTGGTGTCAACACCTTGCAAGAACGAGTCGCGCACATGCAGCGCAAGGGATACCCCTACGGTCTACACTTCCTGCCGCACGACGCTGGCAAAAAAGAATACACCGGCAAGACCTTTGCGGATGAGCTAGCATCGACTGGCATCGGCCAGGTGCGCGTGTTGCCAGTCACGACGGACATTTGGCTGGGCATCAACGCCCTGATCGGCTTGTTTCCGACCATGGTCTTCCGCACGCCAGCCTGCGAGATCGGGCTGGATGCGCTGGGAAGCTATCACACAAAAGAGGTCGACCGCGGCAAGATCATCTCAAGCGTGCCGGTGCATGACTGGTCAAGCCACACTGCCGATGCGC